AGGTATTAAATTTCCATCTGCATCATATATGCCGGCTTGAGCAACATCAGCTTGTTCAGGTACAGCTTTTTCTATAATTGCATCAATTCCAGGAACTTTTGAATATTTTACTTTAAGTTCTTCTTTTGCAAAAGCTCTATCTTCACCAGTGAGTTTTTGAGCAGCTCGTACATCATCTTGAAAACTAAATTTTGGAATTTTATCTGCTATGGCATCAGCAAAACCAGCAATTGCTTCATCAGCAGAAGTTGCAAGAGAGTCGAGACCTTCAGCACCTCTTTCAGCAGCTTTTTTAATTGAATCTCCTATACTTGTAAGAGCTTCAATACCTTTATTTTCACCACACTTTGCCATTATGCCACTTTCACCACACTAATATTGCCCCATCTAACACTAAATCCTGCACTGCCTACATTGATTGCTCTTAATCGTAATCCATCATTAACATCAATATCAATTAAAATATTTGGAATAGAATAATGCCATTCTTCTCCTGCTAATGCTCCTGATGTTGTATAACCATACATATCCTCACCTCCATAAATAGAGTTATTTAAGTATAATGCAAAACCAATTCCATCACCAACATCGATTGTTGCAGCAGAACCTGACAGAGTAAAACTGACTGAATAAACACCTTTTTGAGAAAATGTAAAAGTGTCTGAGTCATAAGTAATTCCACGATTGATTGTAGATACGTTTCCAAACTTAATTGAATCGAGATCTCCTACAGTTGTAATATCATCTGGATTCCAGCATATTGCAAGTGGCTGTTGCGGCATAGAAATGATACCACCACTAGTAATGTTTAAAATTTCAGAATCACCATTAGTATCAGTAAAGATTACTTCATTACCATCATCATTAATTTTAGCATCAATAGTCATCTAAATCTCCTAGTTTGGCGGTGTGGTTGTACCAGCTCCAAGACCTGGTGTATCTCTATGTGTATGAGTCGATAGAGCAATACCATTACCGGTTACTTCACCAGTTGCGGTCATACTTCCAGAAACATCAGCATTACCTGTAATAGATACATTATTTTGAATTGATGTCAAATCGGCTTTGATTGTTTGATTACCAGTTACACTGATTTTTTGACCACCCAAAGCTGAAATATTCATTGCTTTGCCACTAAAGATAGTCATTTCAGCATTTGCACTAACTAAGAAATCTTTTGCAATGATCAAATTATCATTTGCGCCAAGAGAAGATGTACGATCACCTTCAACTGATCTAATTTCTGTACCACCAATTCTCAAATTGTAATTATTAGTCACGTTAGCAGAAACATCTTGTCCAATTTCAGTCAAATCATTTTGACGAATCTTACTAGATCTACTACCTCTGACTTTTTCTGTTTTATTGCCTTCGACTTCAAGATAATAATCACCTTTTACAAGCTGTTTGTAATTACCATCAATAGTCATATTGACATCGCCTTTGACATAGATATTTTCAGATCCAAAGACTACGCTATACTTATCTCCAACAATTGTAATTGTTTCATCACCATTGTCTTGGATTTCCCAATTAGTACCACTTGAATGGAATTGAGAGATTCTTTTATTACCTGGAGTATCATCAACTTCAAATACGTGTCCACCTTCAGTTGCTGTTACTTTATTGAATGGATATTGTGGAGAATTACCTTGCTGAACTTCAGGCATACTCCAAGTTTGTCTTTCATAGTACGCATCAGCTTCAGGTTGAGACACAGAATCAAGCTTTGGAGGTATTGCAATTGGAATATCTAATTGTCTATTTTCATCTTTGAGTTTAAATGAAATATGCTCATCGTATTCATCCTCTCTTGCAGGATGAGGAGTATCAACTTGGCCATCTCCAAATCTTTGAGGATGCAAACCTTCTGGATCACTAAAACCTTTTTCATTATCTGGTTGATATGGTCTTGAAGGCAATGTACCAATAACAAATGGTTTTTGCATACTTTCGCCATCAAGGAAATAACCAAATACCCAAGAGCCTTGCACAATGCCTGTAGCAGATGTACCTACACCACCCAAACTAGCTGATGTGACAGGCATCATTACCATAGACCATGGCAAACTATCAGTTGGAATTTGCGCTTTGTCATCAGTGTGAAGACCGTAAATACGGACTTTTACACGACCCATTTCTTCAGGATCGTTTCTGTCTTCAACAACACCCCAAAACCAGAAAAAACTTCCGAGACCTACATCACCCTTATCGCCAATCATTACATACCATCCTTAACTAAGTCTAGAGAAGTCATAAATTGATTTTCTCTAAATGTATCTCTTTTACCAACAACATAATACAAGCCACTGTAAACACTATCAAGTTGCCCATTTTGACTTTCAGCTGATGGATCAGGAATATTAATCTTTAAAACTTGTGCAATGTCAATATCTTGGTTACCATGAACATTAATTGAAATTGCTTGGTTATAACCATTTACAGAACTTCTTTTAATTTGTGAAATATCAATATCTTCATTATCTGTATTCACACGAATAATTCCTGGAGTATATTGATTGTATGGATAGAAAAAACCTTCATTCAAATAATCATCTTTCTTGTGATTATCGAAATAATTGTAATCTACAATTTCAGTGTTCTTATTTTCAAGATCAATATTGTAGTTTCTACCAAATAAGAAACCATCTCTTAAAGCTCTTGTAATATCAAATGAGTCTTTATAGTCAATTGCCAAAATGTTTTTCATATCTTTTTGCGTATTTGGCATGTCAATGACAGAAGTATTTGTTCTAGAATTTGCTGCATTATATGAAAATTCATCAGCTGGTTTGTCTTTGTAAATATCAATAAGTCTTTCAATTGGCATAAAATTGTAAAGACCTTTACTATCTTGAAAGAATCTAAATCTGACATCTCTATCTTCGTCACGAGCTTTTGAAGCAAGCCATTTCAAAGTTTTAAGAGGACTCCAATTAGGAACTACAACCGTTTTAGTACCAAGAGATCCATCAAAAATACCAAATTTTTCTGTTGTATGTTCTTTGAAAACTTGCAATGCAATTTCATTGTATGCACCTGAATAAGATTTGGAAATCTTTGCAAATTGAGAAACAAAGGCAAGTTCTGAAATACCTTCTAGAACATATGCTCTTTGATTTGTCATGTCTTGAATTGCACCAACTTTTGTGAGTACAAGTTTATAAGTTCTCAATTCACCATTTAATTTCAAATCTACTGTAAGAGGAATACCACCTTGAATAGGCAAATTTGTAAGTACGTTTCTAGAATCCATCACAACGAGTCTCATAACGTTTGTTGTGTCCATGATACTAGCATATACACTCAACTCTATAATAAGACCAGCTATTTCAGTGTAACCACCTTCAGCACCGAGTCTAGCGCTTTCAATGTCGTAACTACTAGGAACTATTTGTTCAGCCATTAATTAAACCTTCCAATTCATTTTTTACTTTGTTGATAACCGCGCGCTTTGGAAGAATTATTTTTCTTTTGAGATCGTTTTGTTCGATTTCCCATTCTTCGATGGAAAGAGGAGTAAGAGTTTCAGCTCCTTTAGTACCACCCCAAGCATCTTGAGTTGCAACATTTGTATCAATTGAATAGTCAAATGTTTCTGTAGATGTGGTACCACTACCATAAGTAGTCAAAGAAGCTTTTGCTCTTAAAAGTTTTGGTTGTTTTCTAACACCAGTTCCTGTAACAAAACTTTTGTATGTAAGGTTACCAAAACCATCACTATCAGTCAAGCCTTTATACTGAACTAATTCAGTCACTTGAGCTCTAGTCAAAGTTCTATTCGCTGCATCATCACTATCATATTGAACTTTATATTTTTGGAAAATGTATTCATCAAATTGAGAAGCTGTTTTCGGCCATTGCTCGTAATAGTTCACAATTTCATTTGCCAAAAGGATACCCCAATGCATATTAGGGTCATTATACTTTTTCTGTGCCAAAATTTCTGGTGTATCACCATCTCTTACTTCGTAAAATTCAAAGTTGCCAGAGTTCTCAAGCACTTTATCTCTGAATTTTGGACGAATTGAAAGGTCAGCCATAATGCGACGTACATTATCTGGAAACTGATACTGAATTCTTCTAAAGTCTTCAAAGTACGCCATTATTTGTCACCACCTTCTGGATTTTTTCTTTCTTCACTGAAAAATTCTGAAACTTTTTTGATTGTTTCGTTTTCGTAACTCAAAGTGTCACGATATCTTGGTGTAATCTCTACATATGTCAGGTCAAGTCCAACATTTACTGGAGATCCATCAGCGTGTAATTGCTGATTAGCACCATCATTGTATGAAATATTTACATTTTGCAAGAAACAAGCTGATGGCTGTTCAAAAAATTCTAGTTTGTTACCAAGTTTATAATAGTCAATTTGCCATTGAACTGGAATAGAAAGAACATTTGCAAACTGATCATTGTTTCTACCTGGCAAAGCATAGTAAATAAATGCATCACAGATTTCTTTAATTCTTTTTGATTCTTGAGGATTTCTTGCAACTAGATTAAATTTGTAATTAAATGTACGATGTTGAACACCATTAAAAATTTGGTATGAATATGGATTCAAAACACCACCTTGATTAAAGGCTGTTACATTTTGAACGGCTTGCGAACTTCTTGCAAGATCTGCTAAAACTGCGGTGCCTACACTTAAACCGTTCTTGCTAGCAAAATCAACAAAGTCTTCTGAACTTCCACCTTGTAAAGCGTCAATAGTTGATGATGTAATAGCACCAAGATTAGATGCATTGTAATCAATTCCTAATTGAGCTCCAAGATTTTCAGGCAAATAGAGTGATATTGAACCTTGTGGGAATGCTCTATCATTATCTGTTGTAATACCAGCTGATAAAAGAAAATCACCAATTTGAATTCTACCAGAAACTACCTTACCAAGTTGACCTACAGCAGCGCTGAAACTATCTTGTTTAAAGATACCATTGATTTCATCAAGAGATTTTTTAGCAGCATCTCCAATGCTTTCAATTTGGCCACCAATTTGATCGGAGATTTGTGTGAAAAAACCTCTACCAATGTTTGACGAACCACCTTTAGAATATTTAAAACGCGCTGTATTACTATGATGTCTAGTCTCTCCATAATCTACTTTTTGAGGTCTAAAGGTAATATAATGTGGATCTTCATCGCCGCCAAGCGTTTCTGGAAAACGCATGGTTTGATAAAAAAGTGGATCATTGCTCATGAGATAAATACCTTAGTTGTTAAGGTATTTATATTGGCTACCTATAAAGGAAAATTTACAAAACTAAAAAACCCAAACAAGTATGTTGGTGATATAGCAAAAATCACTTATAGATCTTTGTGGGAACGTAATGTCATGCGCTGGTGCGATGAAAGTGATACTGTAGCTGAATGGGCAAGTGAAGAAATTGCAATTCCTTACATGCATCCAGTTACTTTGAAAAGAGCAAGGTATTTTCCTGACTTTTATATTAAAATGTCTGATGGTAGAATCAAAGTAGTTGAAGTAAAACCTTTAAAAGAAACAAGACCACCTATACCACCAAAAAGATCTTCTAAAAAGTTTGTTCAAGAACAAGCAACATTTGCTATCAATGCTGAAAAGTGGGCAAATGCTGAAATTGCTTGTAAAAAGAACAATATTGACTTTGAAGTTTGGACTGAAGAAACTTTAAAGAAAATGGGAATCTTAAATTGGGAAGCTGATAAGGCAGTTTTAGCAGCTGAAAGACGATCAATGTCAAAATCAAAACATACTCTGAAACCAGTGCGATCAAGACCAAAAGTAGGACCACCTAAGAGACGATCTTAGTTCGCATATTCAGCAGAGAGACCAGGTTTAGTACCACCGCCACCAAAATATGAATTTTGAAAGTTTTGAGTATTAACTTGATTTTGTGATGCAATTGAAATTGCAGATTCTCTATTACCAGCTCTCAGGTTTGCATCGAAATCAGCCATTATTTCTTTTTGCATATCTACATTATATCGAGATTTTTCAAGTTGATTTGCAAGAGCATCTCTTAAACCCTTATAATCATATTGATCTGCTAGTTTTGTTTCTCTTAGACGTTTATCTTCTTTTTCTCTTTCTTTAAGTTTCTCACCAAAGAGCCCATCTTCTTTAATTCTTTCAAGATCCTTTTTCAAAAATTGATCGTAAATAGTATAACCAATACCACCTACAGCAATAGCTCCTAAAAATGCAGGGTTAGTAAGAATTGGAATAAGAGAAGTAGCTAATGTCCTTGGAGCAAGTCTTGCAAAAAATCTTTTCAATGGATCTATTTTATTTTTTGCTACCATTTTACCAGTTTGATCTTGATATCTTTTTAATGCTGGATTGTATTTGATCTTCTGTTTTGTTGGAGCTCCAGTCGTAGGATCTACACCAGTTGTAGGAGTCAGACCTGGAGTTGAAACAGTAGGAGATTTAAATTTTATACTTTTTCCAAGCATTTCAAATGGAAGCAGAAGAAGTTTTCTGAGAGGTTTTATAAAAGTTGCTGCAGTAATTACGGTAATTGCTACAGATGTGAATGAACTAAACATAGCTTTGATAGCATCTTCGCCAAGCTTAAGGGCCCCGCCTAAAAAACCTTCTTGTTCAAAAACTTTAATATAATCTTGTATTTGATTTCTAAAATTGTTATAACTATCAGCAAGTTTTTTTACTGTATCATCTTCAAGACCAAGAAAACCTTTTGCTACATTTAAAATACCTGAAACAATTTTTTGGTCTAAACCAGCACCAGAACCAAAAAGTTCTTCAAAATTACGGAATCCATCAACAAATTTCTTAAAAGCAAAAATACCACCAAGAAGCAGAGTACCAGTTTTCAAAACATCAAAAATGGTTTCTGCACCTTTTTTGACGCCTCTACCAACTGCTCCGACAGCATTTCTTACTGGTTTTGTAATTTTCTTAAATAGTTGACGCAAATCGCCTGGTGTACCAAACCAATCAGTAAAAGTTTTTCTAAAACTTTCTTTAAATCCAGAAATTTTTTCTGCAAGAGTAACAAAACTGTCTTTATTAGTTTTTTGAATCTTATCAGTATTTTTTTCTTGAGAAGCAACTTGTTTTTCAATGCTTTCTGACACGAGCATGCCAGAGTCTTTAACAGCTTGCGTGTTTTTTTCTTGTTGATCGCGCATTTCATTATTGCGCTTTTCAAATTTTTCAAACTGCGTTTTATCCATATTTTTTATTTTGTGCCTCTAATCTTTGATTTTCTTCTTCAATGTGATTATTCAACATTGCAAAGTAAATATCCCTTTCCCATGGGTACATATTTTCAATTTCTTCGATATTCCATCCATGGTTTTGTTTCATAGCAAAAATAAATTTATAATATGACGTCAAACTAATATGAGAAAGGGCTATTAAAAAAAACTTTGCATCCCTTCAACAACAAGTTCATTTTGATGACCGCATTTTGAACAAGTAAAATCTACAGTTTCTGAAAGCTTTGGCATTGTATCAAAAAAATCTGTGATTTTTTCAAAATCTTTAGCTGTCATATCACTAATGATATATTCCAAATCGTCAATATTTGTTTGATCAACTGCAATGGTTTCATCACCATGAAAAACAGTTTTTACTGATGATGCTACCATTTTGAAAACTTCTTCGTCTGTACCGCCAAAACTTAGAGACTCTTTCAAATTCATATACTTCATTTCAAAGCCAAGTTCTGGTGTAATTTTAATAATTGGATTATGATCAGGCGATTCTTTGATAGTAATATCTTTCAAATCAACAGTAACTTCATTTGTTTCATTACACTCAGTGCATTTCAAACCCAATTCACTTGAT